GTGACTTGGCCGAGCATTGCGCCAATAGTCTCGCCAAGGGCATGCGTGTGGTCGCCCAGGGCAGGCTGACGCAGCATTCATGGGAGGACGAGCAGCATCAGCGCCGAACTTCCATGGAATTGCAGGTGGACGAGATCGGCCCGTCCCTGAGGTATGCGACCGCCGAGGTCACCAAGGCGCAGCGTGGCACGGCTGGAGCGTATGGCAATCCGTCCTCCGCTCCGGCGGGCTATACGGGCGGAGCCTCCGCTGCCGGCGCTTCGTTGCCGCCGTCCGACCCGTGGGGTCAGCCACAGGACAAATCGGCATCGTTCGGTGATTTCGGCAAGCCGGAATCCGAACCGGATTTCTGATGAAAGGAATGGATCATGGGCATCACCATAGAGAATCTGCAGGTGGACGACCTGCATGCCAACCCGCATAATCCACGCAAGCAGGTCGGCGATGTGGAGGAACTGGCGTCGAGCATCCGAAGCCAGGGCATCAAACAGCCTTTGCTGGTCACGCCGAACGGCGAGACGGACATCGACGGACACAAACAGTACCGTGTCGTGATCGGCCACCGCAGGCTCGCCGCGGCCAGACAGGCGGGACTCTCGACCGTGCCCGCGATCGTCGAGGAGATGGACGCGCGCCGCGAACGCGAGATCATGCTCGTGGAGAACACGCAACGCTCCGACCTGACTCCCGTGGAGGAGGCCGACGGCTACCAAGGGCTTCTCGACCTGGGCGTGCGGGTCAAGGAGATGGCCGAGAAGACGGGACGCAGCGACCGGTTCGTTCGCAGACGGTTGAAGATAGCCAGAATCCCGCAGGAGACGCGCGACATGTCCGCCGACTTCAGCCAACTGACGCTCGACCAGTTGGACAAGCTCGCCGAATTCGAATCCGACCCCGACATGCAACGCGAGCTCGCACGGTCCACCGACTTCGAATGGACATACCGAAGGCTCGTCAGCGAACGCGACAAGACGAAATGGTGCGGTGAGGCCGACAAGGCGCTCGCGAAGGCCGGCGTCAGGGTCGAGTCCTTCCCGGACGGGAAGAACTATTGGACGTTCGAACCGCGCGGCTACAGGCGGCATAACATCATTTCCTCCACTCGGGATCCGTTCTGGAAGCAGTTCACGAGCGAGGACGAGTGGCCGAAACTCCGCGTCTACAAGAACCACGGCGACTACTGCCTGTACGAGCCGATTCCACCCGACCAGCTCGAATGGGCTGAGAGCGCGAAAGCCGAACGTCAGGCCATCATGGCACGGGGGAAGGAACTCGACCGCAAGGCCAGGGACTTCGAGGCGATCGCGAGGGACACGCGTTTCGCATGGCTGAAAACCAACCTCCACACGCTCACCCGCGAACGGACAGTGGCGGGAATCTGCGAACTCGCGCTCGCTGAGACGGTCGGCTGGCATTCGATGTTCGTGAGCCAGCCAATCCATGGCGAGGGTGTCGTGGAGGCGCTCATCGGTTTTGGATGGAATCTGCCGATCACCGAGCATGACGGCGACCACTGGTCGTTGGAATGCAAGGAGAACCTCGACCAGATCCGCATGGTGTTGAGGGACAGGCCGCTGCGGATCCTCGACGTGCTGGCCGCACGCCAGGAGGACAACGCCGACTGGCGCTCGTGGCGCACCATGCGCGGCGTTGATGAGATGTGCGTCTGGTACGGCGCATTGGAACACCTCGGATACCAGCCCAGTGCGGAGGAACGCGAGGCACTCAAGGGCGCGATGGTCGAAAAGGAGCAGGAATCATGAGTATCCAAGCGTTGACATGGGTTATCTACGGTGTAGCGCCGGACATCAAGCACGCGGATTTCCGCACGCTTCTCGTGCTGGCCGACCATGCCGACCCTCAAGGCATGGGAGCGTATCCGAGTAGGAGCACGATCAGCCGGTTGACCGGATACAGCGTGCGTACGGTCTCCTATGCGTTGAAGAGTCTCGAATCCTCCGGACTGATCAGCAGGGGAGACCAGCGCATCGTGTCTGGCCTCGGCGGATACAAGCCGACCGTCTGGAACCTCAACATGAGCAGAGGTGCAAAAACTGCACCTCTCAAAAACGCCGAAACACCAGTGCAACACGACTGCACACCAGCAGTGCAAACAGACTGCACACCAGCAGTGCAAGCAGGGGTGCAAAAAACACGGACAGGTGTGCAAACAGGTGTGCAACATGATTGCACAAGAACCATATCTAAGGAAGAACCGTATATAGAACCTAGAGAGAGTAACGCGCGCGCGAGAAAACCAATCCCAATACCAGCCGACTGGAAACCCTCTGAAGAACACCGGGCGCTCGCCGACAGGCTCGGCGTCGACTGCGACATCGAAGCCGGGAAATTCCGCGACCGTGCCCTCGACTCGGGAACATGCTCGGCCGACTGGAACGCGAAATACCGCAACTGGCTCGTCAAAGGCAAGGAACGCGGATTCGCCACACCAAAGGATTCCAACGCTCACCGGCGGTATACGTGGGGCAGCGCCGAGGTCAAACGGGTGCTCGGCCCAATCGCCTGCGAGGGCACGGACACGTACATGGAGCTCGCATGCAAGGTCGCGGACCTGCTCAACCAGGGCGTGGACCCGGAGACGTTGCGTCGTCAGCTCGCGGACGTGCCCGGCGACGTATTGGCCGAACAATTGTTCGAACAGGAGGCGGCGGCATGAACGCCATGACCATCGCACACATGGCCGGCATCCTCACCTCGGCCATCCAAGCCGCCGACCGACTGGAACTCGACGCGCTCAAAGGCCCGGCGCTCGCCGATATGGACCTTGACCGCATCCGCGATATCAAACGCGACTGCTCGACCTGCATCAACCTGCTCGACCAGTTCGGAAGGGAGCGACGATGAGCGACCGGCAATTCCAGGAATCGAAACGCATCGCCTTGCAACGTCAGGGCTGGCATTGCATGCGTTGCGGACGCAACCTGCACGACCCGACCGTCTGGCCGGGCAGGAGCGGCCACCACAGGCAGTTGCGCCGTCGAGCCAGCCCCGCCGTGCGTGACCTGCCGTGCAACATCGTCGAACTGTGCGGGTCGGGCACGACCGGCTGTCATGGTTGGACGCATGCGCATCCGGCCGAGGCGGAACGGTTCGGCTACATCATCCCGAGCTGGCGTGATCCGCTCAACGCGCCGATACGCGACTGGAACGGCGACTGGTGGTGGCTGCTGTCTGATGGCACGGCGCAACGGCTCACTCAAATCGAAATCATCGAATGGCAAAGCAATTGGAAGGAACAATCATGAGGAAACAGGACAAAGACTGGAATGGGAAGCCGGAGGCGCTGCTGTGGGTCGACGTGGAGACCACTGGAGTGGACCGCGACCTGGACGAACTGCTGGAGGTCGGGATGCGCTGCACGAGCGTGGACGCCACCGAAACGTACGGCACGCTCACCCGCCTGGTGAAGCCGCAGTGCCTCACGTTCGACGATTTCACGCCGGTGAGCTTCAGCATGCACTGCGATTCTGGACTGTTGTACGCCCTGGTGGACTCCGACCCGTCCAGAACCAACCGCAAGGCCGTCGCTGATGCGATCCTCGAATTCCTGGACGGCCTCGCGCAACGGTTCACGCTCGTGCCGGCCGGAACGAACGTGGATTTCGACATGGACTTCCTGCGCAGGCTGGATCCGGACATCGTGCGCCGCATGTCCTACCGGAAGCTGGACGTGACCACATTGCGCCATCTGGCCGACTGGTTCGCGGACGAAAACCCAGGAGGGCATTCCAGCCATCATCGCGTCCGCTGGTGCATCGAACGCGACATCAGCGACTACCGCAGCCTGTTCAAGTCCATCACCGGAAAGGCCATGCCGTGATCACAGAGAAAGCGCCCTACCGGCGCGTACGCGACGGCCACAATCCGAAAAGGAACCGCGAATGAGCCCGAAACCATACGAAAGCCTCGACGTGACGGCCAAGGCCAGCACGAAAGGCAACTGCATCATCCTGACCATCCGAGAAGGCCATTCCGCAGGCCCCTACGCATACCAGCTCACCAGCTACAGGCTTACGCCCGACAAGGCCGACCGTCTCGCCGACATGCTCGACACCGCATTGGACGAAGCCGAAAACAAACGAGAAAGAAACCAGCCATGACCAACAAACCAATCCGAATCCATGTGGCGGCACACGCATGACCACCGCCGCATTGATCATCCTCACCGCAACCATCATCATCGCCTACCTGGGAAGCCTCTAATGAAACGAACAGCCAAACACACCACCGAAACCATCGCAGCCATCCTCGCAGCCATCCTCACGACGGCCGCGCTCGCGGGCTGCGGGGCGCGCGGAGAGGGAACCTCCGAACCTGATCCACGGACCAGCACCGCATGCAAGCGCTGGTCTAACACGTCGATGCGAGAATGCGTTGTCGAACTGCAGGATACGCGTCGCGTCACCTGCGTCGACTCGACCGTCGGCATGAGCTGCGACTGGGCGCACGCCGACGGAGCCGACAAGGAGCCGACAAGATGAGCTACAACGTCGTCACCCAGGAAGGCGTCAGAACGTTCGAGGACATCGACGATGCTGGCGACTACGCGCAGGCCGTGTCCTTGAGGACCGGCGAGCCGGTCAAGGTGTTCCATGCCGAGACCGGACTCGTCGCATTCACCGTCCGCCCAACCACGAAGGACATGAAATGAGAATCAATTTCAACAGCAAGGATGGCGTTTTCGCCATCAAAGCCGAAAACGAAGAGGAAAAAACCCGGCTCAAAACGTCGGCGGTCGCCATCTGCAATCTCATCATCGATTTTTTCGACGGTGAAGTCCAAGAAATGAAGGCGGCGAAGGAATGAAACGCATCCCACTCAAGGACACAAAATGAGCAATCGAAGTTATTTGGTGCCAAGGCCGCCAGCGTTCGACCATGAGCATCCCAGACCGAAGGAGGAAGGCGAGGTGCTGTACTGCGGAAATTGCCAAAAATGGTACGTATCATGGTTTCCCCTCACCGAAGTCAAAACCATATGGGGCCGCCGCCCCGAATGGTGGATACGCATCTTCCACCGCAAACCATACGAGACGATCATCCAGCAAATACGAAGGGAAACGAAATGAAAGTGAAGAAAACCCTCATGGACATGATCATCAAATGGCACCAAGCCGGATACAGCCTCGATGAGATTGCACCACTGATGCCGCAAGTCCCCAAAGAGGAAATCAAAGCAATCATCCAACAACACCACGAGTAACAAGAAACCCGACCTTCCGGCCGGGCTCCTGGCATCACCACAAACCAGACTACACCGCCGGAGGGAATCGAACAAATGAACGAACCAACCAACGAATCCCAACCAACACAAACCAACCAAAACAATCCAGCGCTCGCCGGCATGTGCCAAGTGTGCGGCGGGGAGTGCCGTATTCAAGCCACGATGTGCGACAAGTGCGAGAACACTTTGAGGGGATGGATCCACGACTATCCCATCTGGATCCATGCCTTGCGCGAGTTTCTGGATTCGACGGCGCATTACGGAGGCCACCAGCCTGGACGTGTCAACCTGCCGTCCGCGCCCACGCCGATCAGACTCTCGGTCGTTGACCATCTGCAGGAGATCGAGGATGCGGTGACGGCGTTGTGGTGTCGATTGTATGCGCCGCCGGCCATGCCATGGGCCACAAGCATCGCGGTCCCGCCAGTCGCTGACATGCTCAAGGCATGCTGGTCTTGCCAGCGTTTGAACCGCCTGCCGGACATCGGTTTGATCTGGCATGACTGGCAGCGGTTGACGCGCAAGACGCTGGGCATCATCGACGTGCCGCCATCCAGGCACGGCATCGGCAGGTGCCTGAATCCTCTGTGCGGCGTGGAGCTGAGTGCGGAGGTCGGCGCGGTAAGCGTTGACTGTCCGGTGTGCGGCAACGCTTATCGTGTGGTCGACGTGCGATTGGGTTTCCTGCGGGAGTGCATCGAATCGGGCAGGGCGTTCACGGCGGGGGAGTGCGCGGAGCTGCTGCGTGAATGCGGGTTCCAGTGCAATGCGAATACGATTCGCTCGTGGCGTAAGCGTGGCAGGCTTCAGCCGGCCGGTGAGAACGAGAAGGGGCGGCCATTGTACCGGCTTTCGGATGTGCATCGGCAGGTGCTGCGGCGCGATTCGATTTGACAAAATCGAAAGTGCAACGCAGAATTGTCAGTGGATTAGAGGGTTCAAACCGAGGTGACTTGGTTTGAACCCTTTTCATATCCGCCATGGATTCTCCTAACTCCCTTGGTTGCAGTCCCGTCCTGTCCGAACGGCATATCGGACACGCTCCGCCCACTCCCGTCAGAGTGGACATACCCCAATGTGGCAGGCAAGCCAATCCCGTGCTTCCGTGATGCGGTGATGCTCAAATCCGCCTGTCCATGCCTTCGTAGGAATCAGTGGTAGATCGTACCGGCCGCGAGTCTTTATTGGATTCTCTTCCTTGTGGCCGCGTGTGGACGCGGGTTCGAATCCCGCCGAAGGCACCCATGAAACAAACCCGGGGTAGGGGTATTGACAATCCGGGAGGGGCATTCGCAGATGATGGGGAGCCCCTACAAGACACGGGAGTGTCCATATACGGGAGCCCCTATACCGGCATTCCAGCAGGCCAACAGCGGAGATAATCGTCGGCAAATCCACGGCACCCCGGGTCCCATACACGTGGGAGGCCACATGAGCAAGCGGCGCAACGAGCGCGTCAGCAACGGCTGGCGGCGCAGACAGCTCAGGGCAAGAGTGCTTGCCGCATACGACGTGTGCGCCATCTGCGGCAAGCCGGTCGACAAGACATTGAAGACACCACATCCGATGAGCGCCGAAGTCGACGAGCTCATACCAGTCTCACGCGGCGGTGATCCATACAGCTTCACGAACTGCAGGCTCACGCACCGCAGATGCAACAGGATGAAGAGCGACAAGACAGACGAACACGCACGAGCGCTGCTGGCTGGAAGACAGGAAGTGAAAGCAAGCTCGATGCCGTTCAAAACGTTCGGCATCTGACTCCGATACCAGGGCGGGGACCCCGGGTACACCCCCTCCCGGTCGCCTCGGGTGCAGTGCCGATATTTCTCTTGAAATTTAAGCGTAACGAATTGTGTTACGCATACGTTGAATGAAAGGCGGAATATGGCCTTTTTCAAAGCGTCAGCATCTGACATAGAACGATTTAATAAATACTTCAGAAGCACTGACCCTAGTAAATGTTGGGAATGGAACGGTGCTCATCACCCAAAGGGATATGGCACATTCCGTCTGGCAAAGACGTCCGTTCCGGCACATCGCTTCGCATATGCATTGACTCATAACATGTTTATCCCAGATGGGATGGTGATTGATCATATCTGTCACAACCGTTCATGCGTTAATCCAGACCATTTGAGAGCAGTAACGGTTCAGGAGAATTCCGAATATCGTGTTTCCTGTAATAAGAACAGCAAATCCGGAATCCGTGGTGTCTACTGGCGTAACGATCGAAAAGCATGGCAAGTTGAGGTTATCAAGAATAGGAAGGCATACAAGAGAGGTCCATTCAAGACGCTTGCACGGGCGGAAGCTGCTGCAACAAGATTGCGCGAAGAACTCGGGTTCCTCACTGGTTTTGGAATGAAGGAAACGCAATGATTTGCGAAGTATGCGGTAAGCAATTTAGGCCAAGTGGCAAGGGCAGCCAACAGAAATATTGCTCCGCGAAATGCAGGCAGAAAGACTATCGGCGTCGGAAAAAGAACCGGCCCGCACAGGACCGGAACAGTAAGCCGCCCGTCAAAGCCGTGGAAACGAAACAGAAGCCGGAAAGGGATCTCGACCAGCGGAGCTTCGAACGGATGATGGACGGCAGCATGCTGGACATACTGCGAGACAACCGTGACCTGCTGCTCAAGGCCATGGCCGATCCCACGACGCCGGCAAACGCGTTGCCCGCGATCAGCCGCCAGCTCATCGACGTATGCGAACGCATCGAATCACTCCAGGGCGGAGGTCTGACCGACCTGTTGGACGATGAGGAAGACGAGGTGACGGACGATGTCGGAGCGTCGATTGTCTGAAATCGCCAAGGTCCTCCGCCAGCCGGAAGGCATCGTTGGCAGCGAGTTCACGCGAATCAACAAAGCCGCGCGCAAGGCCGGCATCCGTTTCGACTTGTGGCAGCAGGGCTTCTTGTGGCTTCTGTTCGCCAAGAACGCGGAAGGCAAGTATGCGTGTGGCGCGGACGGCGCCGTGCTGTCCAGCTGCAGGCAGATCGGCAAAACCTTCACCGTCGGCACCGCGTTGTTCCTCAAGGCGATACTCACACCGAACCTGAAAGCCATCTGGACCGCCCACCATACGCGCACCAGCGACGAGACATTCGCGGACATGTGCGAGATGGAGCATAATCCAGTGCTCGGCCGGTACGTGGAACGCATCCGCAGAGCAAACGGCCAACAGGAGATCACGTTCACGTCCGGCAGCCGCATCATGTTCGGCGCCCGCGAAAACGGCTTCGGCCGAGGATTGCACAGCGTGGACGTGGCCGTGTTCGACGAAGCGCAGATCCTCACAGTGCGCGCGATGGACAATATGATTCCGGTTTTGAACACGAGTCCTAACCCCCTGGTCGTGTATATGGGCAATCCACCCAAGCCGGGAGACCAGTGCGAGGCGTTCACGGAGAAACGCATGCACGCGCTGAACCATGACGGAAATCTCCTCTACGTGGAGCTCGCCGCCGACAAGGACGCGGATTCGGACGACCGCGAACAGTGGGCTAAAGCGAATCCCAGCTATCCGAAACGTACAAGCGAACAGGCAATCATGCGCATGCGCAACAACCTGTCGGACGATTCATTCCGTCGTGAGGCGCTTGGCATATGGGACGAGACCGCCACCGCATACGCCATCAGCCCCGACCTGTGGAAGGCCGCGGCCATCGACGACGTGCCGGATGGAGGAACCGTGAGCTTCGGCATCGACATGCCTCCGGACAGGAGCGTGCTGACCATCGGAGCCGCGCTACGGTACGCGGACGGTTCGGCCATCATCCAGATGGCGAACATCAAGGACGCGCGGCAGGTGGGAACCATGTGGGCCGTGGACTGGCTCGCCGAACGCTGGCCGAAGACCGCCAGCGTGGTCATCGACGCGCAGTCGCCCGCCATGAGCCTGCTGCCGGAACTGAAGAAGGCGCATGTGAGGGTCACGGTGACGAACATGCAGGAGATGGGCCGCGCGTGCGGACGCTTCCTCGACATGCTCAAGGCCGGAACGCTCAAGCACCCGCGGGACGAATACCAGCCGCAGCTGGCCGCCGCCGTCAAGAGCGCGACCACGCGACCATTGGGACAGTCCGGCGCGATCGCCTGGAACAAGCTCGGCAGCGATGTCGACATAACCCCGCTCGTATCCACCACACTCGCCCTGTATGGGGCGTGCACGACGAAACGACATCCGGGAAGACGACAGGAAGTGATGTTCTGATGGTGTTCTACATGGCCGACGGCACAACGGTAAGTGTCGCTCCGAAATTCACCGGCAGCAGCTACCTCGACACCGCAAGCGGAAACGTCGGCACCATCCTCGGCGTCGACGACGATGACATGCCCATCATCCACGAACTGTTGCGCGTGTGGCGTGAGAAATACCCACGCAACCTGATCCGCGGAGCCTACTACGACTGCAAGGAACGATTCAAAGACTTCGGAATCTCCATCCCCGACCAGATCAAAAACAAGGTCGAGGCGATGATCGGATGGCCCGAACTGGCCGTCCGATCATTGAGCGACCTGAGCGACCTGGAAGGGTTCAGCGTATCCGGCGACGACACGATGGGCGTCAACGACCTGTTCGAGGACAACCAATTGGACGTGGCCACGTCAGAACTGATCGTATCCGCCTACAAGCACTCATGCAGCTTCCTGACCATCGCCGCCGACCCGGAGAATCCGGACCGGATCAGCATGATCCCACGCTCCGCCGACTGGTCCGCTGGAATCTGGGACCGACGCAACCACCGTCTGGCCGCGGCATTGACCATCACCGAGGACGACAAGGACGGACGAATCTGCGCGTTCAACGTGTGGCTCCCCGGCAAGGTCTACGAATGCTCCGGCCACCTGACCCCATGGCGGGCGGAGAAAATCGAAACGAACTTCGACCAGCCGACTGCCGTCGCGCTCGCCTACGACAGGCAGATGGACCGGCCATTCGGCCACAGCCGCATCAGCCGTTCGCTCATGAGCCTCGTCGACGCCGGATTCCGCACCGTGGTCCGCATGGAGGCGTCGGCCGAATTCTATTCCGTTCCGAAACTCTGGTTCATCGGAGCGAACAGGGACGCGTTCAGCAGCAACACATGGACGAGTCTCATCCAGGCGATCAACGCGATCACCGCGGACGAGAACGGAGAGCTTCCCCAACTGCATCAGGTGCAGCAGGCGTCCATGACGCCCCATTCGGACATGCTCAAGACCTTGGCCATGCTCGTCGCCTCGCAGACCCGAGTGCCGGTCGACTATCTGGGCATCACGTTGGACAATCCGACCAGCGCCGAGGCCATGGCATCCGCCGAACGACGGTTGACGCGCATCGCTGACAAGCAGAACGTGGCCTTCGGACGGGAACTCAAACGGGCCATGGGCATCGCCGTGGCATTGCGCGAAGGCGCGAACACGATACCCGACTCCATGCGCGACGTGCATCCGGTATGGGCGCCCACAAGGGAGATATCCGACGCGGCGCGCGCCGACGCGTTCACGAAGATCGCCGACAAGATCACCGGCTACGCCGACTCCGATGTCGGACTCGAACGTCTCGGCCTGACCCGCGAGGAAATCACCCGCCTACGCGCCGACCAGCAACGGCAGAAATCGGAACAACGCATCGACCAGCTCATGGACAGAAGCGCGGCGTCCTCGGAGGTGACGGATGGATCTGAACAATCTGGATCTGCCGGAACCGGCGAAAGCGCAGCTTCGTCAGAAACTGGAGAAACTGCATAGGGATTACGAGACTGATCTTGAGAATCTGACAGACGACGCCACCGACGCGATGGAATCCGCGAAACCGTTGGAACGACAAGACATAGTGCTCAGGTACACCCGCGATGCGTCCGAACGATCACGTAGGTACTACACTGACACCAGGAACCTGTGGCAGAAATACGCCGGCATCAAAATGCCGCCCTACGTTTCATCTACTTGCGACGAATATGAAGTGCTATACCGTCAGGTAGGCGGTTTCACTGGAACCGATTGGAATGGGCATAACTACACTAATTTGAAGCATGGCAACGCCAACGGGCTGACTGTTGAAGACCTTTGGCCCGACCTGAAGACGGTGGACGACTGGCAGCAGTTCATTGCCGACATGATGAGCAGGTCTGTACGATTGACCACGCAGAACAACCGCGACGCCGACGAGACGCATCCTGGATGGGCACGCGTCCCACGAGGCTCCAATCCTTGTGCATTTTGCGTGATGCTCGCCAGCCGAGGATTCGCATACACCAGTGAGGAAAGCGCGGACTTCGGCGGCTCTTTCCATAACGGCAAATGCCGTTGCATTCCCGTGTGCAGCTGGGGCAAGGACAAGATCTTCGGCTATGACCAAGCGAAGTATAAAGCCATGTACGATCAGGCCGTGCAAGCCATCAACGGCAACGCATTGGGAAAGAATTGGAAGTCCTCCGCCGAGGAAGCCGGAATCAAGTTGGATTCGGCCGACGCGAATGCCGTCACATTCGTTATGCGTCATAAGTTCCCTAAGCAATTGAGCGACGGGATCATGCCGAAGAAACGTGCGTCTTTCAAAGTCGAACATGATTTCACCGGCATGCGCGACGAGAAATCATTAAGCAAGAAAGGATGGGATGGAAGGCAGAAGGCGCTTGGCGTCCCAGTAGACGCAGACGTCCTTGAGATGCATGAAATCGTGTTCCTGGAACATTTCAAGTCACTCGGACAGCATTACGAATGGATTCCACGCGATACTTTGGGGCACAAATCGACGAATGACTTGAAATGGATTGAGCAAGACCTTGAGTGCGAGGTTAAGTCATCTCGGCAAAAACGCCCAGACTACGGATCCATTTCGAAGAACATCTCAAAAGCGGTATCCAAAGCCGAGCAGCATGGTGTCGTGAAGGATGCATTCATTGTGGATCTCACTGGATACTCGGCTCCGGAGAAACTGGTGACGCAACTTTCCCGCTATAACGCGCTGCATAAGAAAAACAAGATCAGACGTTTGTTCCTATTGGACAACAACGGGATGAGAGAAATCGAGCTGCAATAAAAACCCGGAGGCACTCCCGCACGAATAGGCTATTATTTCAAGTCTGCACGGGACCTCCGGTACTTCTATTTTACCAAAAACCATTGATTTCGGTGGATTGCCGGAGCAGACGAACGGACCCGACTGTAACTCGGGCGCTTCACAGCCGCGCAGGTGCGAATCCTGCATCCACCACTCGGCCAGCCATTCAGGTTGGCGGCGACCATGCGCCGTATCGCGTGGGAGGACCATACAGCGCACCGTGGCGCGGTCGAACTCGAATCCACGGGAAACAGCAAAGGAGAGCAGCATGTCCATCAGATTCCGATTCCCGGCACGCATCCGTCTCATCGACGGCGGTGGCGACGAGGGCGGTTCCAATGACGGTGGCGACGGCGGTGAGCCGAGGTCGTTCACCCAGGAACAGGTCGACCAGATCGTCGAGAAGCGACTGGCCAAGGAGCGCGGCAAGTACAAGGACTACGACGAGCTCAAGTCCAAGGCCATGAAACTCGACGAGATGGAGAACGCCGGAAAGAGCGAAATCGACAAACTCAAGGAATCGAACGCGGCGCTGCGCAAGCAGATCGACGACGCCGCGGCCGAGAAGCAGCACGCGGAATGGGTGTCCGAAGTCGCCAAAGACAAGGACGTTCCGGCCGAACTGCTGCGCGGCGGAACCAAGGAGGAACTCGAGGCGCATGCGGACCTCCTGCACGCGGCGCTGCATCCGGCATCCAAGCCGCCTCAGGTGAGGAACCAGACGGGCTCTCCATCGCACCAGAACAACAACAAGGACGCCGAAGAGCTCTCGTACATCCACCAGCTCCTAGGCGAATAACCCAACCATCCGAAAGGACAAGCCATCATGGCGATGAAAACAGACCAGATCAAGCTCCCCGTGAGCGTGGCCACCGAAATCGTGAACAAGGCCAAGGACACCAGCACCATCGCGTCCCTGAGCCCCAGCACGCCACAGATCTTCTCCGACGCCGACTACCTCGTGTTCAACGGCAAGAGCGAAGCCGAGGTAGTGGCCGAAGGCGCGGTCAAGAGCAGCTACGAGCAGACCGTGGATTCCGTCGTGGCGAAGCGCTTCAAGGTGCAGACCACCACCCGCGTCACGAGCGAACTCCAGTGGGCCGACGAGGACAACCAGCTGCAGATCATCCGCAGCATCCAGGCGGATCAGGCAGCCGCTTTGGGCCGTGCGCTCGACTACGTGATCTACCATGCGATCAACCCGAAGACCGGCACCGCGCTTTCCGGATTCGACCCGTTGAGCACGTCCGCCGTGCAGGTGAGCGCCGGCGATGACGAAATCAGCAACGTGGACGCCCTGGCCGATGCGCTGAACGACTCCTACGACATCAACGGCGTGGCATTGTCCAAGACTTGGGCGTCCCGCCTGCGCAAGCTGCGCGTCCCCTCCACCGGCATGCGCTTCTATCCGGAGATTCCGCTGAACCTGCAGGCCGGCAGCCTGGACGGCATCACCGCCGCGACCTCTGGCACCGTCAACGGCCGACTGGCCAAGACCCCGACGAAGGTGCTCGCGTTCATGGGAGATTTCAGCCTCATCAAATGGGGCATGGTCCGCGATCTGACCAGCGAGATCATCGCCTACGGCGATCCGGACCAGACCGGCGTGGACCTGAAGGCCCACAACCAGATCGCATACCGTACCGAAGCGATGTACGCGTTCGCCGTCATCGACCCGAACGCGTTCGCCGTGCTCAAGACCAAGTGAGGTGAACGATGAGTTTCCCCATCCAGACGCTTGTGATCAACCCTGCAGGCGAGGAAAAGCACACTGTCGGCCCGTTGGACGCGCAGGTGCGGCTTGTCAACACTGACGGCACCGCCTTCTCCGCCGGTTCCGGTGCCTACGAGCTGCCGGAGGCCGGCGAGGACACCCTCGGCGGCATCAAGCAGTTCGCGCCCGAACAGACGATTGGCAACGTTGACGGCAACATCGTCAAGGCCGCCGCAGCCGCTCCGACCAAGGATGAATTCGACAAGCTCGTCACGGCTTTCAATACTTTGGCGAAACAGTTCGATGACACTATCACCGGCCTCGCGGCCTCCGGGGTGATCAAGCTGCCGGACAAGAAGTGACCATGACGGACGAACCGGACATGTTCGCCACCTCCGACGATCTCGAACGGAGGTGGCACAAGCTCACCGACGAGGAGCGTGAGAAGGCCGACACGCATCTCGCCGATGTGACCGACTACATCAAGGAACGCTCGCCGAACTGGCGGAGGCTCTGCGACGAACGGCCGCGCCTGTTGGCGAAGATCACCTGTGACATCGTCCGCAGGATCATGCAGGCCGACCCGTACGGCATTCCCGGCGGAGTCACCCAGATGAACCAGACCACCGGCAGTTTCAGTGAACAATACAGTTTCGGCTCGCCGACCGGCGACCTCTGGCTGCGCGACGACGAGAAACGCATCCTCGGCATCAACGCGCAACGCGCGTTCAGCATCGACATGGCCACGGGGGAGGTGTCCTAGTGGAAACCATCGAAGTGTGGCGCGGCCAACCCGACACCGACGTGGACGGCAACCCCATCCAAGGCAAGCCCGTCCGCGTCGGCACGTTCCAGGCGATGGTCGCGCCAACCTCCACCACTGACCAGACCGAGGAGAACGCCAGCCCGCAGACCACCGAATACACGATCCACATCCGCGGAAACCAACCGACCGGCATCCAGGCCGCCGACCTGATCAAAGTCAGGGGCCGGCTGCTGCCCGTCAAGGGCAAGCCGCAGGTGTGGGACAACCTCCACGGACGCCACATCGGCGACGTCATCACCGTGGGCGAACGGGAAGGATAAGCATGGCCAAACGATGCAGATTCGTATTCAACCGCAAGGCGTTCAGCCAACAGGTCCTCAAAAACGAGACATTGCGCTCGCGCATGAGGGACGCGGCCGAAGCCGCCGTAGAGGATGACCGGTGCATGGTCCGCGACCATGACGGCAAGAACCGCAGCGGCGTGGCGATCATCTGCCCGGCACCGGTGGAGAAGGCGCACGGCACGTTGGAGGACACGCTCGGAAGGATGCACGTATGAGCATCCCGGTCACTCCCCGGCGCACGGAACCCCTGCTCCTGCCCAAACTGAGGACACTGTTCCCGGACGTGACGTTCGACACCATCGAACGCAACGACCTCGAACCGCCCTTCACCGAAGCCACGCTGGCCGACTCCATGCAAGGCATGAGCACGCCCATCTCGCAGTACGTGCGGCTGCGGTTGAGCGTGCGATGCATGAGAGAGGACCATACGGGCGACTGGGACAAGGCCGCACGCGTGTGGGCGGCCCTCGCGAGGGAGATCATCAGGCTCGGCCAGACGGCGCCGCTCATCGACGCCTCTCTGGAATCCGGGCCGGTACGCATGACGGACGAGGACAAGAGGCTGGTGTGCGCGTACGGAGTGCTCCTGCTCGATGTCTCCGTCAACTGAAACACAACCAAAGACAACGTGCCGCCACACGCGAAGAACGGAAAGGTGCAGACGAATGTCTGACAACAACGAAAAAACCACCGTCGCCGCGCAGGGCGCGACCGACTACGGGTACGTGTCCAGCGGCAACACCGCAGGCAACGTGCGCCTGATCAAGAACTACGCGCTGTTCCTGTTTCCAAAGGGCGACAGCACGTTCGTGGCTCCGACCGGAGTGGTCTGGACCCCGCCGGCAAGCAAGAAGCCGATCGGCTACTCGACGGAGGACGGCGCCACATTGCATCCGGAACCGGGCGACAGCACCGACTACAAGGCCCACAACGGCGACATCGTGCTGTCCGACACGGATCCGGGCTACTGGACCCTGCAGCTCGCCGCCATGGAGGGCCGCAAGGATGTGGTGTCGGCCTACTTCGACGTGGACGTCGAAGCGGACGGCGGCATCAGCATCAAGGGCGCCGAATTGAAGAAGGAGTGGATCCTCGTGCTGGTCGCGCTCGACCAGCAGGACCGTCCGTTCCTCCTGTACGGCACCAACGCGAAGGTGAGCGACCGTGACGACGTGAGCCTGAAATCCAGCGAGATCATGAACTTCAGCATGACGTTCAAGATGCTCAAGGGCGACAACGGCGAGCAGTTCCACGCATGGGGCCTCGTCACCGACTCATCCAAGTGAGTCCATTGATTCTTCCCGTGCGGACGATGGCGGTCGGACGCACGGGATCCCTTTCACTAACCGCCACCGAACGAACGGAGCCAACATGAGCGACAAAGAATACCATGTCGTGAACGTAAACCTGGACGACGCGGAGGAACTCAAACCGGACGTGCACCTCGAGGTCGCCGGCGCGAAACTCGACCTGCCGAACCTCAACAACGCGGAACTTCCCATCGAACTCGTACAGGCCATCCTCCTGGTCAAAAGCAAGCCAATGCTCTCCGACGAGGAAACCACGGCCTGCGTGAGCACGTTCCTCGCATACTTCCAGACGATGCAGCCGAACTTCTGGAACGTGCTGCGCAAAACCAAACGTCCGATGGCCTACCTCACCGCGACCATCAAGGCGTGGGCCGACGAATCCGGACTGGACCCAAAAGCGTTTACCTCGCCCACCTCTGGAACACCCACCGCGCGGCGTTAGCCTACGACTGGATCCGAGCGTACGGGCAGATATACAGGCCCGTACGCTTCCAGGAATGGGTTGAAGGCCAACGTCCACGAACCGACTGGGGAATCGCCTGGGCGTTGACCCGCGAAATCCTCAAAGACCATACGAGCCACTCGTGGATGGCGTTGCAGAACGCCGTCTACGCGCCCGACGGAGCCGAACAGGCGGTCTGGATGCTGTCCGGACAACGCAAACGCCCATGGTTCGACCACGAGCACGACCCACTCCGCCCGCCAACCCCAGCACACAACCTCACCCGCCGTCAACGCGAGGACAGGGAACGGCTCAAAGCCTACTTCCACATCAACGACGACCTCTGACTCCGACCGCCATCGGAATCCCGACACACAGCAAGGAGCACGATGGCAGCACAGGACATCGGCGTCGCATACGTCCACGTCGAACCATCCGGCAAAGGATTCGGCAAAAGCATCGAAGGCGACATCGGCGACGCCGTCAACAAAGCCTCCAAGAAAAGCTCCAACACCCTCATCTCGAAAATCGGCGGAGCATTCGGCAAAATCGGCAAGGTCGGCACAGGCGCAATCGCCACCCTCGCCGGCGGCATCACCGCATTGGCCGCCAAAGGCGGCTTCACCCGCGCCCTCAACATCGAGAACGCGCAAGCCAAACTCAAAGGCCTCGGCCACGACAGCGCGAGCGTCACCGAAATCATGAACGACGCGCTCGCCTCCGTCAAGGGCACAGCTTTCGGACTGGGTGACGCCGCCACCGTCGCGGCCAGCCTGTCAGCGTCCGGCATCAAGGAAGGCGACCAGCTCACCAAGGTCCTCAAGACCGTGGCCGACACCGCGCAGATCAGCGGCAGAAGCCTCACCGACATCGGCATGATCTTCGGTTCCGTCGCCGCCCGAGGCAAACTCCAGGGCGACGACATGCTCCAGCTCATGTCGAGCGGCATCCCCGTCCTCCAAATGCTCGGCAAGCATCTGAACAAGACCAGCGCCGAAGTGTCCGACATGGTCTCGGACGGCAAAATCGACTTCCAAACCTTCGCCGACGCCATGCAGGAAGGCCTAGGCGGAGCCGCACTATCCGCAGGCACCACATTCACCGGCGCCCTGGCCAACGTGAAAGCCGCGTTGAGCCGACTCGGAGAAACAGCCGCCACACCAGTCCTCAACGGCTTACGCGGCCTGTTCAACCAAGCCATCCCACTCATCGACACATTCACCGCAGCCGTCACGCCAACCCTGCAAAAGGTCGGCGCGGCACTCCAACAAGGCCTCGAGAACGCGATACCCGCCACACAGGCGAAACTCAAAAACCTCAGCGACACACTAGCCAACATCCCCGGTTTCCAGATGCTCGCCTCGGCGACGGCCAGCCTCAAAAGCCAACTCACTGGCCTCTGGAACGCAATCACATCACTCATAGGTGGACTCAACAATGGCGGCGAAGCCGCCACAATGTTCTCCACAACCGCCGGCGCGCTCGCGGGAGTGGTCGCTTCGGTCGCGCAGGCGTTGTCGAACGCGGCGGGATGGGCGAAGACGTTCGTCAACACGTTCATCGAGACGGGCGCGTTGCAGCCGTTCCTTGAAAGCCTGACCGGCGTCATCTCCGGATTGGGCTCGCTGGTTTCCGGATTGGCGGCCGCGGTCTCGCAGGCCTTCGGCTTCAACGACAGCGCGCGCACCGCCAGTTCCGCGGCGCAGAGCTTCGCCGGACTGTTGAACACTTTGACCGGCGTGCTCATGACGGTGGGAGGCTGGCTGCAGTCGGTCGGACAGTGGGCGCAGCAGAACGGCGCGCTGGTGTCCGGCGCGTTGAAGGCCATCACCATCGCATTGCTCGCAGTCAAGGGCTGGGACATCGTCTCGGCCGGACTGAAGGGAGTGTCGACCGCGATATCGGCCGTCACGACCGGCGCGCAGACACTGACGACGGCCGCCACCGGCGTTTCCAAGACGGTCGATCTGATGATGCAATTGGGCGGTATCGTCCCGGCCTTGAAGGAGATGGCAGGCGGACTGAAGATCGTCACCGCCGCGCAGACCGCATGGTCTGCAGTCACAAAGGCGGCGACAGCCGTGCAGGTCGCGTTCACCGCGGTGATGAACGCCAACCCGTTCGGATTGTTCATCACCGCAGCTGCGGCGGCCGTGGCCGCGTTGACATGGTTTTTCACTCAGACCAAGGTCGGACAGCAGTGGTGGGCGTCGTTCACGTCGTTCCTTTCATCCGCTTGGCAGGCGACCGTCGGCAAGGTCACCTCTATCGGCCAGACCATCGTCACGTTCTTCACCTCGACGCTCCCGTCGGCCATCCAAGGCATCGGACAATGGTTCCACCAACTGCCCGGCAACATCGCCAGCTGGCTCGCCGGAGCCGCGTCGGCCGTCGCATCATGGGCCGTGAACCTCGGCCAGTCCGCATTGCAGGCAGGCCAACAGTTCCTCACGAACCTCGCCAACGCGATCATGAACCTGCCAGAGACGATCGCCTACTGGCTCGGCTACACCGTCACGTCAATCGCGCTGTACGCGGTCGCGTTCGGCGCGCAGGCACTCCAGATGGGCATGCAATTCGTGCAGAACGTCGGAACGTTCCTTACCCAACTCCCAGGGAACGTGGCCGCATGGCTCGCCTCGACCGCCGCGAGCATCGGCGCATGGGTGTCGTCCACGGCCATGCAGGCTCTACAGATGGGTACGCAGTTCCTGCAGAACGTCGGCACGTTCCTCACCCAGCTGCCCGGCAATGTGGCCAGCTGGCTCGCGGGAGCCGTAGCCTCAGCCTCGGCGTGGGTTTCCAACATGGCATCGCAGGCCATCCAGGCGGGCAGCCGGTTCCTCACGAGCGTGGGCACGTTCCTCGCCCAATTGCCGGGAAGAATCGGCTCCTGGCTGTCCGCGACGATCTCCAGCGTCGCCAACTGGGCGTCCCAGATGGGGACCAAGGCGTCGCAGGCCGGCAAGCAGTTCGTGCAGAACATCGTCAGCACCCTTTCCTCCCTGCCGGGCCGCATGCTCAGCATCGGAGCGAACATCGTCAGCGGCATCGTCAACGGCATCCAGAGCAAAATCGGCAGCATCGCGTCCAGCCTGCTCTCCGGCATCAACGACGCCATCTCCGCTGTCAAAAGCAAACTCGGCATTCACTCGCCGTCACGCCTCATGCGCGACGAAGTCGGCGTGATGATCGGCCGAGGCATGGCATTGGGCATCGACGATTCAGCAGCCGTGGTCGACCGGTCCATGGACTCGCTCGTCTCCTCGATGAGACTCGACGGTACGGACTGGTCGAAGACCGGACGGTTGAACGTCACCACGGCCACGTCATCATCCATGAATGGGGGAGTGGTGCAGAACTTCAACGTCAAGGTCGTGCGTGCCGATTCCGATCTGGCGGCGGCCAGCACGATACTTACGCGCAACGCACTCCACGCGGCAAGGGGAATCTAATGGTCGACATCGACTATGCGGAACTCACCGTCGGCTCCGACACCATCCGCTTCGATGGAACAGGTGCCGGAACCGACGGCTACTACATCACACAGGAAGGCATCGAAGGATGGTATTCGATGCCATCAATGCAGGTATCGTCCACGGCAAGAGGCCAAGGCGACGGCAACCACGACATCCAGGATGACGACATCCACTACGAGGCACGCGTCATCACCATGCACGCCATGATCGTCGGCAGCCGCATGGACACGCTCGGAAAACTTGCGCGCTTGCGACGATGCTCGCACCGGCATGTGCAGGTTCGCGTGGTCGACGAACTGATGGACGCCTACTGCGATGGACGCGCCACCATCAGCGCCACCGCTAAACGGGGCGAGCAGATCATCCCAGACGTAACCGTCACCATCGAATGCGACAGGCCGGAGATCCTATCCTTTCGACCGCAAAGGTACCAGCTGCTGCCACCGATCGAGTCGGATCGCGTGGGCCTGTCCTATGGCTCTGCGGCGAGGGGATTGGCCTATCCGCTGTCCTACGGCGCGGCGGCCGTGGACGCGAGGAACGTGTGCACGCTCGTCAACAACGGTTCCAGCCGCGCCTACCCGGTGTTCACGGTGCAGGGCCCGTGGCCGGACGGCGTGCAATTGACCTTCCCGGGCCTTGATATGAGCCTGGACTATTCGCAGGCGGTTGGCAGCGTGCCGCTCGTGCTGGACTCGCGCAGTCGTACGGCGAGCATAGGCGGTCTGGACGTGAGCCGCAACCTGCGCCAGCGCGGCTTTCCCACCGTGCCGCCGGGCGGCTCGACGGCGGTGAACCTGCAATCCGTCGGAGACGGGTACGTGACCGTCGAATGCCGTGACACCTACATGTGAAGGAGATTGAAAAATGACTACAGCTTTGGGAGTGGCCCCCGATTCGACCGGCAGGGGAGTGGACCCGCCGACCCACCGTCGAATCATCAAGGCGCACTGGGAGAGCACCGGCATCGTATGCGGCCTGGACGTGACGGGCCGCTCCGACCTGCGCTACAACGTGGCCGCGGGCGTGGCCGTCTGCTCGCGCGGCAATGCGGACGGATACACGGAAGCGTATTGGAGCGGCGGGCAGACGGCCGCCGTCTCGGCCGGCGACCCGTCGAACCCTCGCATAGACACCATATGGCTCAAGGCGTGCGACATCTCGCAGGGCGACGAGGACAACCAGGTGGCCGTGGGCGTCACGCAGGGCACGCCGTCCGCGAATCCGGCAGCCCCGTCCGTTCCGGCCGGCTGCACCAGATTGATGAGCATGCGCATGCCGGCCGGCGCCTCGTCCACCCAACAGGCCACGATGGTCGACACGCAGGATTACGCGATCCCCTACGGCGCAAGCCTTGGCATCCTCGCCCGCATCGCGGAGAACAAGGATCTGCAGGCGTCGTCCAATCCCGCGTACACGGCTCCTTTTCTGATCGGGACGTTCAAGATGCCGACCGACCGCAATCTGCTTTTGACCGTGTATGCGTGCGTGAGCACTCCGAACAAGGACGGGTCCAAGGGCGTGGCCGCGGTGCGGTTCGTCATCGACGGGAAGCTGTACACCACGAGGAAAATCGAATACACGGATTCGTGGGTGACGCATGAATGCACGTGCTCCCTCCGGCTTGCGAAGGGCCAGCACACCATCGGCGTCGCCATGTTCAACGAACATGGCCCGGGCTATGTGACGCATTACGGCGTGAAAGGCAATGGCGACACGTATGTGGGCCGCGTGCTCGTCGTCAAGGACGAGGGGGTGGCTAGATGAGTTGGCGCGCATGCCTGTGCGACACGATGACCGGCCTGCTCGGCCAGCAGATCGACATCCCCGGCTTCACGTGGTCGATGACCGTCGGCGACTCCAGCTTTTCCACGACGAGGGACAAGGGCGTGGGCGCGGACGAGGCGTCCGGACTCCAGTTGCCCTGGTCGCAGATCCCCGGTTCCACGCCGACCGCGCGGGCGGATGCCCTGATGTGCGGCAAACGAGGCCTCATACTGTTCTGGCATGGCGCCATGGACGGCGACGCCTCGTTGGGCACGCCGATCATCGGCGGCGTGTTCGGCGTCAGGTCGAGCAGCCAGCAGGATGTGAGCATCCCGCTGGACAGCATCCCGACCGTGCTGGGCGACAGGATACTCGCGCACGAGGGCGGGTTCGGCGCCAACCAGGCGCACACGGCACCCGGCGGATTCGCATGGCAGGGACTGTCGCTGCGCGCGATCGCATGCGAGGTGATCCGCCAGTGCACCAGCGTCAAGCCGGGCGGCACGCTCCCCATCGACCTGCCATGGATCGGCGAGCGGGGCAGCCACCAGCGCACGGACTACCAGGACTGGGACGTGCAGAACCAGTCATGCAAGCAGATATTGACGAAGCTCGCGAACGTGATCGGCGGGCCCGACATGCAGTTCCGCCCCTATCTGGCGGATTCGCAGCACGTGCGATACCGGTTCGAGGCGGGAAGCGACGGCGACGTGTACCTCGGCCAGAAGACCGTGCATTCGCTCTCGTACCATCCATGCGGAGGCACCATCGAGGGTCTGAAGGTCGACAGGATGGCTCCGACGCAACGCTTCTACGCGACCGGCGCCGGGAGCGATAAGGCCACCATCTGCTGTCTGGCCGAGGACCTGACCCTGTGCCATCGCAGCGACCCTTGGCCGTTGCGCGAAGGCGTGTACTCCGATCCCGACGCGAAGAATTGGGACGTCTTGAAATCGCACGCGCAGGCCAAGCTCGCGGCCAATTCCAAGCCCCTCATGCAATTGAGCGGCACCATCAACGCGAACGACGTGGACGCTTCCGGCATGCCGTTGCATGCGCTCGGCACGTTCTGGCCCGGCGAGATATTCGAGATTTCCATAACCGGGTTTCCCGACCTGCCGGACGGCATCTACCGTCAGCGGCTCATGAAGATGAGCGGCGACCAGACGGGCAAGGTCACACTCTTGTTTGATATTTGCGAGGACCCCTGCACCTGACGCATGGGTCCTCTCTATTTTGGAGGTTAACTCATGGCATCGCATGGCGAGATCAATCCAAGCGACATCGACCTGCTGCTCGGCACGAGCTTAAACGCTTTGGAGGTCGCGAACGGCCTGCTCACCCGCAGGAGCGGCGATGTGTGGATCGACACTGGCGACGGCAAGGGCGTCCTCGCCGGTGCCGGCGCGGCCGACGGCATCAACAGGGTCGACGAGGACGGCAACCAGTCGCCGCTCGTGGACACGAGCGGAATCGACAAGGCCGCGCGGGACGCGCGGAAAGCCGCCGATGACGCCGCCGCGAAGGCGGATGATGCTATCAGACAGGGCGAGCAGATACGCCGGGACGCCCAGGCGGGCATCGACGACGCGCGCAGGCAGGCGCAGGATGCCGCCGCCAAAGCCGACAAGGCGCGCTCCGATCTGCAGGCCGAGGTGGACGCGAACAGGAAGGCCGCCGACACGGCGATTGCGGCCGTGGATGCGAAGGCCGACAAGGCGCAGTCCGATCTGGAATCGCAGACGACGGCGCTCAAGGAGGGCATCGCCAACGTGGATGCGAAGGCGGAGCAGGTCAAGGCCGATGCGAGCAAAATCTCGCAGAGGGTGGATGCTGACAAGGCCGCCTTGGACAAGAGCATCGCCAGTGTGGATGCGAAGGCTCAGGCCGCGAGCGACAAAGGCGACCAGCTGGCCGGGCAGATCAGTGACGTGACCACGACCGTCAACGGGCACACGACGAAGCTGGGCGAATTGTCCACGCGTATCGAGGGTGTCGCTTCGGATGGCCAGACCACGGTCAAGAGCCTGACCTCTTTGCAGCAGACCGTGACCGGCCTCAGCTCGACGGTATCGCAGAATACGAAGACCGCTTCGGATGCCATGAGCAAGGTGTCGCAGGTGGAGCAGACCGCCAACGGCATCAGCGCGAACCTGAGCAAGAATTACACCACCACCGCCGATGCCGATGAAAAGTATGCCGCGAAGACGGAGCTTAAGGCCACCGCCGACGGCTTGCAGGCGAATATCACGAGGTCGCAGCAGACCGCCGATGGTGCCGTGACTGCGGCTTCCAAGGCGCAGGCCACGGCGGACGGTCTCGGCGCGACCCTGTCCAAGGACTACCAGACCACTGCCGCGAGCGACGAGAAGTATTCGACGAAGGCGGATTTGAAGGCCACGAGTGATTCCATATCCTCCTCGCTGTCCTCGGTCAGACGGACCGCCGATGGTGCCGTGACCGCCGCTTCCAAGGCCCAGCAGACCGCCGACGGCGTGAGTCTGGACCTGTCGAAGAACTATCAGTCCAAGGCGCAGGCCGACGCCACGTATGCGACCCGGACGAGCCTGAAGGCCACTTCGGACTCTTTGAGCGCTAGTATTTCGTCGACCGCGAAGACCGCCCAGAGCGCGGTGGACAAGGCCACCAGTCTCGAAGCGAATCTGAACGGGTTCAAAACGACCGTCAGCCAGACGTACACCACCAAGGACGATCTCGACAAGCTGTCTGTCGGCGGGACGAATCTGATAAAGGGGACTTCCGGTAATTGGTCCGATTGGATTGTGATAACACCGAATGCCTCAAACTTCTGCAAGGTCCTTGCCACCGTCGACACTCCCGATGGCCTTGCGGAAGGCGCGGACTACACCACTCAGATCGACATCGAATTTGCGGATGTCGCAAGCACTGGCGGGCATACCGCATTAGCCAACACGCAGGGTACTGTGGATGGATCGTGGAGTGACGTGTTCAACGTGTTCGCCGATTCGCTCCTGACCCGGCAGACACCTGTGAATGCCGTCTATCATCTGTCCCGGACGAACAAAGCTCGAAAATCGAATACCGCAAACCGAAAGTTTCAGCTCGGCATCCGATGCGACTGGTTTGCGTCCGGAAAGTTCAGGTGGCGGCGGATCAAGGCCGAGAAGGGATCCAAGGCCACGGATTGGAGTCCCGCACCGGAAGACCTCCAGCCCGCTGGCGATTATTCGACCAAGTCGGAATTGACGCAGACCGCGGATTCCATCAAGACGCAGGTGGCCGAGGTGTCGAAGACCGCTTCCGGAGCGATGAGCAAGGCCACCACGGTGGAACAGACCGCCAACGGCCTGTCCACCAGGATCACCGCCCAAGGCAAGACGCTGGATGCCACGACAAAGACCGCGAACGAGGCCAAGTCGACCGCTGACAGTAACAAGCAGACCATTTCACAGGTCAAAACAACCGCCGACGGAGCCGTGAGCCGCGTGAGCTCGCTCGAACAGAACCTCGACGGTTTCGAATCCACTGTCGCCAAGACCTACCAGCCCAAGGACGGCATGTCGGCTTACGCCACCACCAGTGCGCTGAAACAGACTTCCGACAGCATCACCGCCCAGGTGGCCGAGGTGTCGAAGACCGCTTCCGGAGCAATGAGCAAGGCCACCACGGTGGAACAGACCGCCAACGGCCTGTCCACCAGGATCACGG